CCAATGCACCAAGAGCAATACCCAACACCTTGATGATTGGAATAAGATTTTCTGCGTTCTCTGTGATGTGATCAATGGCCTTGACCAATGCATCACTAGTGCCACTGCTGTCTAAGAAACTTCTGCCCAACTTGGTAAACTCGTTGGTCATATTGGTTATGGCACCACGAACAGTCTTACTGGTTCTGTCCATTTCTGCCTGTAAGTCAGGCAGTGCTTCACTTAGGGCCTGTGCCACAATCTTGGCATTGAGGAAACCTTTACTGGCCAATTCTTTTAGTTCTTCACGAGCAATGCCAGTCTTCTGTGCCAGAACTTCTAGAACTTTGGGCACTGCTTCTGCAATTGAACGGAATTCATCACCTTGCAATTTACCACTCTGCATGGCCTGTGCAAATTGAGTAATAGCACCACTGGCCGCATTGCCTGTGGTGCCACTGATGGTCATGGCAGTATTGAATGCCTCGACAACTTTGGTTATTTCTGCGCCTGTCTTGCCCACAACACTTTGGTTCTGTGCCAACTTGCTGTAAAGGTCAACTGTTTCTGCAATAGGGGCTCGGGTTCTTTGTGCAACATCAAAAAGTTCATTGAAACGAGTGTTGACATCACCTTGGCTTTTTTCAACAAGTTTTAATTTGTTGTCCATGGTCTGCACACTGTCAATAAAGTCAATCACCTTGCCACTGGCCAAGGCAGCAACGAATCCTGCGGCAGCAGTTTTTAAACCATCCATTGTTCTTGTCAATGTTTTGGAACTGCTGTCTACAGAGGCGAGATTTCTTTGTATGTCATTGAAACCTGTTCTGGTTTCATCAATCAGTCTTACGACAATACTTGCATCCATTTTATTTCGCCCTCATTCTTTGCTTGTCTTGTTTACCTTGTAGTTGATAGTAGGCTGCCCAAAGTGTAAATTCCAATGTGCTGATGTCTAATATCTCCTCTAAGGTTTTACCAAGTTCTTTGGCCAGAAACAGCATAAACCAAAGATCCCGGTCCCTAATTAGTTTTTTTCTGCGTCCTCCACAGAAGGTAAATCACTGCCGTTTAACACACGACTGAGATCTAGAATCACCTGTGGATCTGCTTCATTCATTAACACTGACTTGTCACTCATATGAAACAATGGCTTGCCATCTTCTCCCAGTGCCTTGGCCAGTATGCCTTCAACCAATGCCTCAACTGTTTTGCCTTGTGTAGATAATTCTACAATCTTGGCTTCCTGTCTAAGACTGGTAATTGTTCTGTAGTAGACATCAAAGCCCCATGGTTCAACATGATATTTGTTTAGGGCACCTGCTATGCGACCTTGAAAGTGTTTCTTTACTAGGTCAATTGCGGGTTTCTTTTTTGCTTGTTCAACGTTCTCTGTCATTTGATTCTACCTTTAGTTTTAATAATTGTGGCTGTCATTGCCTGCTTTACAAAACCATTGCTGGCCTGTTTGCTTCTACCTCGTTCCAATTGTTCAATATAAGGAACTCGATTTTCAATAACTTGAGTGGTGCCTTCTCGTCGTTGTTGCCAACCACTTCGGGCACGACCTTTGTCTATGGGCGTTCTTGGAACCACTTCAGATTTAAAAGTGTCAGACACCAGCCCTTGGAACCGTTTAACTTCTTGTTCCAGGTAGGCCAGTGCCTTGTCTTGATCCTTAAAATCCAAAGTGAATTTCAATTAGTATATCCAGTTAGTGACTGTTGGTGCACCAGTTCCTGTGAAACTTATACTGGCAGTCATTAGACCGTCATATGAAGCAGTAACTGCAAAACTGTTGACAATTACTTCACCAACAAATTTAGTGCCGTCTACAGCATCACCGTAGAACTCTACTGTAACTGCGGCATCTGTGTCTGGATTCATAGAAGTGGCCACAATAGTATTTTCACTGTCGTTGTAGACAATGTCCATACTGCCTGTGAAACTACCTGTGCCCTTTAGATATTTTCTAAAGTCATCACCCATGGCAGTATTTTCAACTACCTCACGAGTAACAGTTACACTCCAAGAACGGACATCTGCGACTGCGGTCAATGTGTCGGCTCCACTCTTGATTTTTACTTGACCATTATTACCTTGATAATTTGCCATAATATTCTCCTATTGGTTATTGGTTGGCATTTTCGTTGCCTTGATCTTCTGGCTTTTGATGGATAGAAGGCGAAGGCATTGATACGAGAGGTGCTTCCCATTGGTCATCCCAATCAGGATCTTCCTTCTCTATTACATCAGCAGTTGCCTTGGCTCGGGCCTTGGAACCACTGACTATTTTTGGCGCAGGTTCAGCAACCAAATGCCACCCTTGTTCCAAAAATCTCTGCAGGCGATCTTCTTTTACTAACTGAGTTTGGCCTGCTTTTGTTATTTCAATTCTCATGTTGTTCCCCTTGCGTACTTGTATTCTACTTGAACTGTGATCACTACTTCACCTAATGGTGCCAATCTATCTATTGGTAAAATGCTAACTACCTGTGTTCGCATTGAAAAATTTGTGGTGCCACGCATACGATCTGTGTCTAGTGTTTCTTCGATGCGTTCTATGATTAGGTTTTTCTTTTTGTCTAGTTCGTTGCCACGCACAAAGGCACGAACCACATAATTGATCTGTCCTGTTCTGGCACGCATAGAAGTATCTACACGACTCTCTGGGCCACTCTGAACCAGTATGGCTGGATATTGGCTTATTGCAAGTTTTTCAACATCAAAAGGTTCACGACTGACCAAAACGGGTTTGGGGTCATTCATGTCTTTGAGAACATCAATGATGTTTTCTATAACAGTTTCACGGATGCTCATACTTTACCTCTTTAGGCGGAGGAAGTATTGTGGAGTTTTTTCTGCGTCAGTGATGATACCATTGCTGTCCAGATCGTATTCAACTCCATCACGGATCACCATGTCAATTTCTTCCGCATACATTTTTTTGTAGTAGTCCATTTTCATTTGGAATACATCTAGAGTGGGTTCAAACTTGGATAGACGAGGATATATGTAATAGCCCAGGGCACAATAGACTGCGGCTCTGGTAAATTGGCTATCAGTTAATTTGATTGTGTCCATTTCTACATTGATGCCCACAATGGTGATATCAAATCTACCAATTTGTTGTGAGGGCCACCAATTCACACGGAGATATCGTTCGACATCGGCCTGCGCCTTGGTTATGGCATCAGCAAAGGATGGAATACCAAAATTCAAAACATCAGGTTCGTATTCCGTGATGTCGGTTATAGTTGCAAAAGCCAATGTGCTCTCCATCAGTAGGACATGATCCAAGGTAGAAGCAAGGACATTCTTCCTCTGGTACTAGCTCTATTTGCTCAGCCATTACAGATCGTCATAACAATCGCCACAAACCCACCACGACCCAATATCCATAATCTCAGACTCTGGGGTGTCTTTGGTGCATCGTACGCATTTAATTGTATCTTCATCCATTAACTGCTTTGCACTTTCTACACTGCCATGTACCAGCTGTAAGAATGCCATCTTTAATAATTGCTGGAATGATGATGTCGTGTGCTTCTGTTGGCTCATTGCAGAGCTGACAGTTGATTGTAGTAATGAATGGGATGTCATTTAGATCAGTCCATTCCCCATCTTTATCAACATTATAAACCTCGATGTAACCCATTATGCCCTCGCCTTCTGTGGTTGCCATTTACCGACATTATTAATCTCATACCAAATAGGCTCGCATTTGCCTTCCATACCTGAATGACCTAACAAAGGACATGAGTAATGTGCCCATTCCTTACCTGCCTTTGATCTACCTGTCTTCCAGATGCGATGACCATGCGAGCAAGTAGGCACTTCAGCAGCTTCACCTGTACCCATAACAGCTGCGATAGTTTCCATAGCCTTGTCTAGGGTTACTGGGGCATCGACTACTTTCATGTATTCATTAACTGGCGTAGTCCAGTAGTCCTGCTCTTGCTGTGGTACGAGATCCTGTACCGCTGGCTTTACTACTTTTGTAGCAACAACCTTAGTCATTTCTTCTCGGCTTGGGCGTTTTCCTTTAGCCGCATAACCTGCATTAGCAAGTGCTCTGCCGATAGCCGAAGTCTCACAATTCTCCAGTGCTGAAGTCGAATTAACGCCCCGATCAGTAATCTTTTCTTCAGCGTATCCTGTTGTCCATGCAACGCTATCACCAGCAGTCTTAAATAAATACGCCTTGACAATGTATCTATCTTTCTCGCAAAGCTCCATCTCTGTTGAAATGCGAAAATCTGGATAGTCCTTAATAAACTTTTCAAGTCTCACCTCTACTGTCTCATAATCGGCTAAATTAAACATATAAGTCATTCTCCGTAGTGGCTAGTTGCCCTGCGAGTGCGCCATAGCTGCAGAGATCGACCCAATTGTCGATGTGTTGGGCTGACTGATTAGTTCTTGCAAGTTTAACCAAGACCATGATCCCTGCCACCTGATAGTCGTGTATTGGTGTCTGGAGGTATGCACTAAGGAGCATTGCGGTGTGTGACAGGTTATCCGAAGGATGACCATATGATAAGCCACGATCACTGATCGTGTCGGTGGCTGTGAGTAAGATTTCATTGGCTTTCATTCTTCCCAGAATTCCTGTCGGCTAAGTGCCCGACCTCTGTGCCAACCTTCGCGAAGACCGCGTTCATGCCCTGTCCTATAAGCATCTATAGCTATAAGTGTCATAGAAAATATTAGCCCTATAAAACAGATAAGCAATGCTTTTTCCGTAGTTGTCATTACGCACACACCTTTGCATATTCAACATCGCGAACCCACTTTTGGGCTTCTGTAACAGTTGTGTGATAAACCTTTGAGTTTTCTATTGGTATTGCCCAGCCAAACTTCTCTGAATATTCTGCATCTATCTCAGCTGAGAACCACTGACGAGATCCACAATTGCTAATCATAAAACGATCATCGGAAGTCTTGTAAGACCATCCGTTGATCTTATTGAATTTAATCATTTTGTACCTATCTGCATCCAGTGCCCTTGACTGGCTTACGATAATAGTGTGACACACCGACATACCATAATCGGGTTAATTTAGGTAACGATTTAATAACGAATTATCTAGGTCTGCCGTAGGACTTTCCAGCCACAATGAATGTGCCATCCTTTTCAATATGGATTAGATCCACTTGAACCTTCGCTTTATTGACATAGATGATTGCAAAAGCTTGTTGCCAATTAGCCACGCCTTTAGTGTAAGCAGCTTGCTTAAAGTCCATCAGATTGCCTACCTCGACACCATGCAGGACACGCCCTATACGACCTCCAGAAGCCTCTGAGAAGGCAGAACGCCCTGCCCTGTGAGTATGTCCTGAGATGACATTTTTACCATGCCTACGAGCCGCTTCTAGGGCTGATAAGCCCCCCTGTGGCTTGAT